CATTCCCAGAGCCGTCGGTGACAGAACCGCCGTAAGGTGCATCTGTGACGCCAGCCGCCGCCGATTGTGATTGCCCCCAAGAAGGCACCGAAGGGGTTGTGCTCTCCGCCACCGTGGGCCCGAACACCGCCCCAACTTCCCCGTGCGAGCCGTAGTTTGCTGGCGACAAAGCCGGTACGCTTAACGTCCCGCCGATCTGTGTGCCCAAAATTCCATCGTTGTTGCGCCCTGCAAACTGCCACCCGGTGGGGTCCATGCCGGCCATGATCGCGTCGTTCTGGGTCTGGATGCCGGGGTCGAAATAGTTCTGCATCATTCCGTACGGCGTGTTGCTAAAGTAGTTCCCAAACGCGCGTCCAATGGCGCCCACGGTAGGATTGTCCGCGTAGTACGCCGCCTGTTCCGCTTGCGACAAAGAGCCAAACCCGTTGTCGCCACCAGCGGCCATGCCGTCTGGGCTGGCGTCGGGCGGAGCTGGCGCCACGGCGCTGGCGGTCGCAACCTCTGGCGCCACATTGCCCCAAGTTCTTAGGTAGTCTTCGTAGGGGGTCGTTCCTGCGGCCGCCACTCCTGACCCGCGAAGGGCAGGGAGCTGTGTTTGGATGCGGGGGCGCTTCAGCACCTCAAGCGCTGCGTCGACCGTTGGGTCTCTGATTTCTTGTCCGTTTTCTTCTCCGCCCAGACTCATTGCTTTAGCTCCTTCGCGAGGATGAACCACTTCGGCTCGTACCCCTCGTCTTTCAAAAATGTCTTCGCCCACCCCTTCCGGCCGGCAAGTGAAACCCTGCTGCAGCCCACCGACTTACCCCATGCCTCGATCACGGGTCTCATCTGTTTAAGCTCGTCTAGGTTTCCGCCTGCCAAGAAGTAGTGCAAATCTTTGAGCTGCGGGTAAACAACGATCTCAGTAACGACCGCCGAATTGTGGTTCGGCCAGAGCTGGTACCTATTAGTCAAGACGCCAGCCGCGATGTCGTTAAATGTGTGCGTTCCTTCACTGTATTTTAACGCGTCCTCAATGTATTGGCGTGCCCTGTGCAGCTGTTCAAATATGTCGTTCATGCCCGTCTTTTGGTGTTGTTGACTACTCCATCAACTTTACACCAAAGACGTCACCTGCGGCCGTTTGTCACCGCGTCAACGCGCATGGTGCCGACGCGCCAGTTGTTGTTGCCGTTGCTGTCGATCCGCATCTTGACTTGGCGCGCAGTGAACCGCACGCTAGTAGGGTTGGCCATGGAATATGGGCCGAAGCTGGACTCGGCGCCGTTGGGATAGAACTTGGTCTTGAACGTGGCCGTGACGTCGCCTTGGTTTAGCTCGTCCGGTATCAGCTCGCGCACCGCCATCAGCGAGTCGCCGTTGCCAATCTGGACAGGACCGCTCTCGCAGAACAGCACCTCGCTGTCGTAATCAAACCCGACCTCGTGCTCGTATAAATATCCATCGGCTGACACTAGGATGGGCTTGTCAAACGCTCCTCGACCGGTGCCGCACGTGCGTGCCAGTAGCCCAATATTCCAATGGCCCTCGCGGTAGTTGTAGATGACGTAGCTGTCAACCTCGTTAGAGTCGACGCTGGCGTAGAACCACCACACCTCGCCGAACTCGCCCTTGTGTACCGCATACACCTTCGACGACTGGCTGTTGTTCATGTTGCGGTAGACGTAGTCACCCACGTCTGAGGGCAGCGGCTTGATAGACCCGTCGTACATCCAGAAACCCGTGCGGCTCATCCAGAACGCGGTCACGTCGGACACAATGGCCACCGACTGCGGGGATATAAGGCCGCAGCCCGAGCCGATCTTTTCAAAGCTGTAGACAAACGGCTGGCCGATGTACGTGGCCGCGTGGCAGTCCACGTCGGTCCACAGCAAGTGCAGCCCGCGCACGCGCTTGCCGGCCATCAGCGTGCCGGGGGTTGTCAGCTCAAAGTCACCGGCTTGGTTTAGCGTGCTTGGCGTCCAGACGGTGTTGTCCTCTTGGTCGCACCACTGCACCTTGCGGGGGTTGCCGCCAGCGCCCAGCGCGAACACAAACCGCTCTGCAGTAGATAGGATGGCGTTGCACCCCGTGGGCGCGTTCGCAATGGGCGCGGCGACTGTCGGCGTGGTGAAGTCAAGCTGCCACTCGTACAGCTTGCCGTCGGCGTTGCTGCAAGCGATTAAGTACTCGCCCCACGTGTCCATCGTCCACATGGTTGCCGGCGTGAGTGTAGATAAACTTTGACGCTCGACGCCGTACGCTTGTGCTCCGTACAGGCCGTTGCCAAAGCCGGTGAAGACTGCGGCGTCTATAGCCCCGGACACAAGCCCGGCTGGGCTAATGTCTGCCAGCGCCCCGTCGACACGCATGGCGTACAGCCCGCTGTGTGTGCCAACAGCAATCCACGGGTCTGCACTGTTATCTTTCCACGTCAGCAGCGCGCGCGCGGCTCCGGTGACCGCGTTATCAGAGCGCTTGCGCCAGCCCCCGATGGGGCGCATGGTGTTCTCGTAGAAGCGCACCAAGTTCGCGTCGTACCAGCGCCCTGTGCTTTGCAGCTCTGTGCCGTTGCGATAGATGCCAGCCGGAATTTTTAATGGTATGAATGACATGGTTGCCTCAAGGTGGGGTTGGCAGCACTGCCGGCAGTGGAGATATGAAGTTAACGCTCATCACAGAGGACGGCACGGCGGACACTGGGGATGCCGCCGCTGCGGCGTCAAGCCACAAGTCTGTCGACGTGACCGCCGCCACTATCTCGATGTACTGCCCAGCCTGCAGGTCTATATTAAAGCTCCAGCTCGTTGTGTTGCGATGATCGTTGGTGCTGTCTGTAAACACCCTCGTGGAGTAGTTGATGTCGGTGCCATCCCTGCGTATCCAGATGGCCATCTCCTTGGCGTTGCTGCTGGAGCTTAGGACTTGGCCGCTGTATTGGAAGTTGTAGACGCCGCCTACCAACGCCTCGATCCGAGACGTGCTGCCGGACTGCAGCTGCACGGCGTTTGACAAATACGTGGCGTTGAACACCACGGGGTAGGCCGTGTTGATAACAGCAAAGGTCTGGTCCGCAGTGTTAAAGAATAGCCCGTTGGGGCAGTCAATGTACTGGCCCCCGTTGGGTCCAAACAGGGCCTGCAGCGCACCAGTCAGGCGCAGCATGAACGTGCGCAGCAAGCCGTTGCCGGACCGCATGGTCTTGTCGCTGTAGACAAGCGGCGGCTCCGGCATGGTTGGTACCGCCGGCGCTGCTAGTGTCTGTTGTCTGGAGGATGGCATGCCCTATTTTCTCACGCGACAAGGCCGTTGAGGTAAACGGTTTTGCCGCCCCGTTTGGTCGCAGTCAGCACCTGCCGCTTGTTGTCTGCTGGGTCATAGCTGACGTGGATCCAGCCGCTGTCCGGGGTGCCATCGTAATACTCTAAGATCAGCTGTCGAAAGGCAAGGCCAGAACCCTCGATCCACCGAGCAAGCTCTAGATTGTCTACGGGGGGCACCTCGATGTCTGCAGCCATCCCCCGTGTATGGTCAGATGTAGTGCTGCCTCCGATAGCGGCGTTCAGCTCAGGCACGCGCAGCCCGGAGCTGATGCGCACCGACGTCTTAAAGTGGTCACGAATCGGCTGCAGCACACATTCGCACAGAGCCACCAAGTTGGCCAGCTGCTCGTCGTTCGGTTGGTTCTCGATTCCCCGGCGAGTCGCAGTCTGCGAGCGCGTCAATTCCGACAAGCTGAAATTTTGAGTGAGTTTCATTTTGCGGCCTTTCCTTTAATCTTTTCCACAGTGCGCAGCCCGCCAAGGCCAAGCATCCCGAGCAGGATTGGCATCAGCGAGGCCATGTCAAATTGAGGCAGCGCGGGTATTGCAACCCCGGCAACCGCCACCCCAAACAGCAGGACCGGCTGCAGAATGAAATGATAGAACAGGGCCATCGCGCAAACCCAGCCGACAGCTGGCCTCCACCCGCCCTTGAACAAAGACGCAGACGCAGCCTCGGCCTTGTTAACCTCGATCTGCGCCATGACCGACTCGTGCGCTTGCCTCTCCGCCATAGTAGCGATCTCGTGCGCAAGCGCGTTCTTCTGGTCCTTGTCCTCTACGAATTTGTCGAGCAGCCCCGCAACGGGGGCTATAAGAGCTTGCAGCATAGCTACCCCTTCTTCGCTTGGTATGCGGCCGCTCCAAAGAAGCTGGCCAAGATCAGGCTGGTTGCCGGGAAATATATTGTGGCCATTGACCCCAGGATTTCAGCGGCCTTGTCCAGCGCCAACAGGCTAGAGCCGATCACGAACAGTGGGTAGCCAAGCATGCCGGCCAAGACCCACCAGACCATCTTGCGCTGCTGGTCGCGCTGCGCGTCGGCGTC